TATGACCGTTGATCCCACAACATACACTAACGTGTATAACGATATGTTCATCAAAGACTATACCACCGCATTGATTAAAGAGCAGTGGGGATTGAATATGTCCAAGTTTGAGGGGATGCAACTTCCAGGTGGTGTTACCATAAATGGCAGAGCGTTGCTTGAGGATGCAAGGCAAGAAAAAACAGACATCCGCGAGCGAATGCGACTTGAGATGGAAGTGCCACCAGAATTTTTTGTGGGGTAATAAATGGCAACCTCACCATATTTTCGACACAATGTAAGAAGCGAACAGAATCTCTATGAGGATTTAATCGTCGAGTCCATTAAGTTCTATGGTCAAGACGTCTACTATATTCCTCGAGAGGTGGTTCATCGCGATATGATCTTCAATGATGAGATCCTATCTCGGTTTGCTTTTGCATATAAAGTTGAAATGTATATCCAGAATGTTGAAGGATATGATGGCGACGGTGACTTATTCTCCAAGTTCGGTGTTGAAATCCGAGACGCAGTAACGTTTGCTCTGTCCCGCCGCAGGTGGAATCGTGAGATTCGTTCTTATCAGACAGAGACCGACACCTCCAAGTATTATAGACCAAGGGAAGGTGATGTAATTCACTTACCTATGTCAAACTCCACATTCGAAATTATGAGTGTGCGGGATGAGAATCCATTCTATCAGCTGGGCAACCTGCCTATATTCTCGCTCCGTTGTGAGTTGTTTGAGTATAGCGGTGAAGATTTTGATACTAATATTGGCTCCATTGACCAAATAGAGCAGTTTGGTGCGTATCAATATCGGCTGACGTTGGACTCTGCTTCAAATGGATTCCAAGCGAATGAAATTGTCACTCAGGTAAACAACACTTATACTATACAAGGTGAGGTTGTAAACTGGAACGACTCTGACCTTTATCTGTATCTGGCTCATGTTGGTGCCACCAACGACTCTGATTATCGCACATTCACCTTGACCTCTCAAATTACTGGCGGTGATCTGAATTCAGTCGCAACTCCTACATTGGTACAGGAGATGCAAGACATTCAACTAGGATCTCCAGGCGGTAGTTCTGGACTTGTTAGTGACTTTGATATATCAGCATTTGAGTTTATTGACTTCAGTGAAAGTAATCCATTCGGAGATATATCATAATGTTTGGCAATCACTTTTACAACGAACGAGTTAGAAAGTCAGTCGCTGTTTTTGGTGCACTGTTCAATAACTTGTACGTCATTCGAAGGTCTGGTGAAAAAGTATTGAATCAGTCTCGCGTACCGCTGGCGTATGCACCTCAACGAAAATTCTTAGAGCGCATTCAACAGATGCTTGATGGTGAATCAGCAGAGCGCCAAGTTGCTGTCAAGTTGCCTCGTATGTCGTTTGAGATTACAAACATAGCATACGATCCAGCAAGGCAGTTGCCAAAGACAAATTATTTCACAAAGGCTGGTGATACTAGTGATGCTCGCAATAAGTTTTACACGAGCGTGCCATACATTATCAGTTTTGAATTAAACATCTATGCGAAACAGCATGATGATGCATTGCAAGTGGTTGAACAAATTGTACCATACTTCAATCCACAGTATACCATATCAGTTAAACCTATCAGTGGATATGAAAGTATTGTGGACGATGTGCCACTAATACTGAATGGTGTTCAGTTTCAAGATGACTTCGAAGGCGCAGTAGAGGCGCGAAGAACAATCATATATACTCTACAGTTCGATATGAAGATTGCCTTCTATGGTCCAAAGCCATCCGAGAGTGCGGTTATTACTCAGGTGGATGTCGACCTGTTCGATATGGACGTCAACTCAGCCGACTCAGACGAGTATCTTGAGACGGTTCGAGTGACGAATACAAATAATTTTGATGTGCTGGATAGTGATTCCCCCATAAGTTTGCCTCATGCCTACGAATGATGATAAAGAAAATGACTATGAATTCACCCGCGAGACTCTCTACGATCTAATTGTAAAAGGTAGAGAAGGAATCGACGAGTTTATGGAAGTCGCTCGACAGAGCGAACACCCAAGAGCATACGAAGTCCTCGCCAAACTAATAAAGGACACTGCTGATACCTCATCACAACTTATGGATCTCCACAAAAAGAAAAAGGAGATTGAAAAAGTTGACCAACCCAAACTGCCTCCTACAACTAATAATGTATTTGTTGGATCGACTTCTGACCTACAGCGTATGCTGAAGAACGCAGAAAAAGATATAACACCAGATGATAGTAGAGACTCAGAACGATAGACAGCATACCTATCTCGGCAATATAAATGTAAAGCGAGATGGCGTAGAAGAAAACTGGACTCAGGATAAGGTTCAAGAGTATGCCAAGTGCATGCAAGACCCTTCTTACTTTGCGCGCACCTATCTAAAAGTCATCAACTTGAACCAAGGTCTTGTGCCATTTGAGTTGTATCCCTATCAAGAAACGATGTTCAAACAGTTTAACGACCATCGTTTCAACATTGTACTAGCATGTCGTCAGTCTGGTAAGTCTATTTCATCTGTTGCCTTCCTGCTCTGGTATGCTTGTTTTCACCCAGAGCAGACCATTGCCATACTAGCGAACAAAGGGGCGACTGCTAGAGAGATGCTGGCGCGTGTCACCTTGATGCTAGAAAACCTACCTTTCTTTTTGCAACCTGGATGCAGATCACTGAATAAAGGGAGCATTGAGTTTAGTAACAACTCTCGGATCATTGCCTCTGCTACTAGTGGATCATCTATTCGTGGTTTGTCAGTAAACTTACTGTTCCTTGACGAGTTTGCCTTTGTTGAACGTGCTGCTGAATTCTATACTTCAACCTATCCAGTTATCTCATCAGGTGCAAACACCAAAGTGATTATTACCTCCACCGCTAATGGTATCGGTAATCCGTTTCATAAAATTTGGGAGGGTGCTGTACAAGGCGTCAACGAGTATAAACCGTTTCGTGTTGATTGGTGGGATGTCCCTGGAAGGGATGAGGCGTGGAAGCAAGAGACAATCAATAATACTTCTCAATTGCAGTTTGACCAAGAATTTGGTAATACTTTCTTCGGAACAGGCAACACGCTAATCAATACTGAAACGTTATTGAATCTGAAGGCACAGCCTCATAAGAGAGTTTTGGAGGGTGGAGATCTACTGATATACTCTGATACCAAAAAGGATCACCAATACATTATGTGCGTCGATGTAGCAAAAGGAAGAGGACAGGATTATAGTACGTTTAACGTAATCGACATTAGCACCAGACCATTTAAACAGGTGGCTGTGTATCGGAATAATATTATCTCTCCAATACTCTTTCCGAACATTATCTATAAGTATGCGAATCTCTACAATAACGCATATGTCATTGTCGAAAGTAATGACCAAGGCGCATTGGTTTGTAATGGTTTGTACCACGATCTTGAGTATGATAACATGCACCTCTCCTCTACTGTTAAGTCTAGCGGTATTGGGGTGGAGATAACAAGGAGGACAAAGCGCCTCGGTTGTTCTGGGTTCAAAGACTTACTTGAGGAGAACAAACTAGAAGTTGTAGACGACAATACAATTTTAGAAATTAGCACCTTTGAAGCAAAGGGCACTTCATGGGAAGCGTCTGAAGGCAATCATGATGACCTAGTGATGAACCTAGTCTTGTTTGGGTTCTTTGCCACCACTTCGTATTTTATGGAAATGACGGACATTAACATCAAAGAGATGTTGTATGAACAGCGTATGCAAGAGATCGAGGCTGATGTTCCTCCGTTTGGTTTCCAAAATACCGACGTTGAAGAAATTACCTATGAAGATAAACTCGATCCATACAGCATGGTCGACTACACGATCGATCATACTGTTGGCCAAGATTGGTGAAACTATAAATAAATGCATTGAACATCTAAATAGATGCGTCCTTATCATGCTAACATATCATAATTCTTTCGAAAGAGGATAAGAAAATGGCACTGACAGCTCCTTCTATGTCACCTGCTATCGTCGTCAGAGAAATCGACCTCACTGGTGTTGCACCAAACGTCGAAACTTCTTTGGCTGGCTTTTGCGGTGCATTTAAATGGGGTCCAGTGGACGTACCAACCCGAGTGCAAAATGAGGACGTACTGGCTACCAAATTTGGAACACCAGACACGGCTCAGGCTGTAGACTACTTCAGTTGTGCTCAGTTCCTGCGTTACTCTGGAAACCTTATCGTCAATAGGACGATACCAACTGGTACAATATCATCAGGCGACTCAGCAATGAATGCAAACATTGATGGCGCTAGTGGTGTACTGGTCAAAAACGAAGATCATTGGGAACAACAATCCCTAAGTTCTAGTCTTTATGCTAAGTATCCAGGCGAACTTGGCAACTCACTCAACGTATCAATCTTCTGTAGATCTTCAGGCGCTACTGACTCAGCTACATTGTCAGACTTTGAAGGTTGGGA